TTTACCAGAATCAAAACCACCAAAGACCTCACCTAATTTATCAAAGATAAACTTTATGCCCGTCCAGATGTATCCACCTATGATCTTAACAACATTCCAGACCTTGTTAAATACTATACCAAACTTCTTAGCAAATTCTTCGAGAGGGCCAATTGCACCTTGAATGTACTTAGCAATACTTACTATAAAGTCACTAAGTGTCTGTACAACCTTTTGAAATGTTCCAGCTTTCTTACTGGCTTCATCAAGAGATACTAACCAAGTTCCAATAGATGCTGCAAACGATAAAAGACCCTCTCCCGCAGGAAGAAGTGCACCAATGAGTGTTTTTACTCCATTGTAGATAGCAACTACTGCCTGTTTACCAATACTAAGAACAGCAAAGAGTCCTCTGAAAATCTCTTTTACGTTCTTTGCCGTTTCTTCTCCCATTTTGAGCTTTTCAGTAAAGTTCTTGAATGCATAGGTAAGATCATACAGATCTCGACCAGTCATTGCTGGAAAGAATTCTCTAAAGGCTTCTTTGATTGGTTTTATGATGGATACAAGAGCATCAAAAGCATTAACAAGACCATCAATGAGTACTTTTCGTCCACCGAGAGCCGCCCAGTCACTTAACATAGTATTACGAGCATCAGACGACGCTTGCATAGCACCACCAATACTATTACCAACTGCAGTCCATAGAGTTGATGCTTCACCGAGATCACCAATAATAAGTTTGAAAGTTTGTGCCCATCCAGTTACAACGTTTGAAGTTAAAGTGTCCATTAACTGAGTATAAGTTTTTAACTTTGTAGCTGATTCAGCAGCAGTTTTACCAAGAAGTTGAATTTGCTTTACCTGGTCTTCAGAATATCCAAGAGAGGTTAATTGTTCATCAGTCATATCACCAGTATATTGTTGTAAAGTTTCAAGAAGAACGGAAGATGACAACCAACCTTCTTCAAGAGAGGCTTTAAAACTTCCGTTTTTATTGATCATCTCATCAACAGCGATTCCATGCATACGAGCGGTTTGTTTCAATTGTTCCTGAAAATCCGGTCCACCAATACCAGCATTTACAACAGAAAGCCAGTCCATTGCGCGAACCGTTCCAGCAGCAACAGCCTGAGAAAGTTGATAAATCGCAGAATTTGCTTGATCGGCCGTTCCACCAGTAAGAGAAACAAGATTAAATATACCCTTTATTCCCAATACGGAATCTGGAAGATTAACTCCCTGTGCTGTAAATAGACCAATTGCTTTGGTCATGTCACCAAAACTATAAATTGTCTTGTTAGCATAAAGATTTAACTCAGCTAATGCTTTGTTAATATCTTCAACTGAACTTGGCATCTTTATAGCTTTTGCAGCATCATTTAGCGCTTGAATTTCAGCATTTTTTCGATTTTCAATGTTAACAAGTGCTTCTTTTTGCTGATTTTGCAATGATGACATTGCAGCGGCCTGATTATCGGACATAGCATTTCGTGTATCACTTTGTCGTTCTCTTAGATTATCGGTTTCTATTTGCTGACTCTTAGATAGTGCCTTTTCTCTTGATGTTTGCTGTTCTTTAAGATTTTCAGAACTAACTTTAAATATATTATTTTCGTTGTCAACTCTTACTTCATATTCCTTTTTAAGTTGTTCTATTTTTAGATCATATTCTGTATTAAGTATATCTTTAGTATTTTCAAGTCCATCAATTTTTGCATTACGTTCTGCAAGAAGTTTGTCACGAAGAAGTTTATCTTGATAATCGGCAAGATCTTTCTCTGCTTGAATACGAGCAGGAGCAGTTGTTGCAGCACTTATTCTTGTTTGAAGATCTTCGAGTTTCTTCTTTTCTTCGGCAACCTTTAAGGCTTCTTCTTCGGTTTTTGTCAATCCTTTAATTGAATTGATTTCAACATCGATCGCCTTTATTTTATTATAACGATCTTCGTCGATAGTTTTAAGTTTTGCCATATATTCATCATTATAAATGGCAAGTTTTTTATCATGAGCGGCACTAAGACTATCATTTTCCTTCTTAATTGCATTATCTAATGCCGTTGCTGCTTTTTCTTGTGTGTCTGCCAGAATTTTAAGTTGCGTATCTGCAGTTTTCTGATATGACCGAGTCTGTTGTGTTTGTGACTTCCTTAATCCTTCGAGACTAGCTGCTTGACCATCAAGTGATGCTTGAGTTGCGGCAGCCGCTGAATTTTTAATATCAGATATGGCTTTATCACTAACTTTTGCTGTCTGACTTTGTGTGTTGGCAAATATAGTTTGAAAGGCCTTAAGACCAGACTCATATTCTGCAAAACCCTTGGAAACAGGGTCTATTGTTAGTGACGAGATAATTTGTTTTCCTGCATTAACAGCGGAATTCGTAATATTGGCCAGGGCAGTAATACCCATAACCCCAAGAGCTGAAAACTTACTAGCAATAGCATCAATACCACTTGCCATACCAGCAAGTGAGAATTTATTACTAGCCGCTGTTAAATTAGAAAGTCCTTTTCCAGCACCTTCTAGATCGAGACCCTTTTTAAGTTTGTCAAGGGAACCAAGACTATCTTTGATGCCACTTTCAAACTGTTTATTTTCAAACTGAATTCCAACAATTCTCTGTTCAATTGGAACGCTCATAGGCTTGTTATCTCCTTCCAAACTTCTTGGGTCATACGATCAAATATAGGTCGAATCGCAGGATTAATATAATCACGACCTTCAACATACCCACCATTACGTGTACTATGCCCATACTGTAATATAATGGCGATAGGAATACCATTTGGAGTATTTGTGTTTGTCCAGGAAATAGTAAAGGAACCCTTGGAGGTAGTTAGGACATACCCCCAAGAGTCCGCTGTTTGACCAGAATCGACAGGTGTAGCCATCGCAAGAGCGCGAACTCCTTCTTCTCCATACGCATTTAAGATACGGGCATAGTTTCCGTTTAGAGCTTTATTAAAAAACTTTTCAGTCTTATTAAAGTTTCCTCTCTGCGTAATGACTATCATGTCGATCCTCCTTTCTTAACCCAATAGTTCGTTCACGCGTGTCTGTACGGACGTATAGTTGTAACCAGCCTTTGTAAGACGGAGTTGACGATCAAGACCATTACCCCACATATTCTTAAGAACTTCGTGTGCGATTTCATCAATTGTCTTAAGAACAGGTATAGGCGCAGTTCCACCTTTATTTGTAACAAAATTAGCAAAACCAGCAGCACGCAACCGTTCAGACATTGCTTCGGCATTTGCTTTGACGCTGTAGGCACCAACTTGGATTTTGTAGTACCCATCTGCATTTTTAACCATGTAGGTATCAAAACCAGCGGACTTAACCTTCGCAAGCATTGCTTCTGCATTCTCTTTGACACTAAATGCACCAACCTGAACGCGATACAATACTTCTTCGACAGGTGGAACAACTGGCGGTTCAACAGGAGGAACATAATTGAGTTTTGCGTTCACATCATATGCAATTCGTCCAAGATTCTCAAAGATATACTCTCCCGGACATGCAGTATTTGAGAACCAACGATGAACTGTCATGTTCTGTTTGTCGACCTGACCAATGAGAGAATGATCGTCTACCCATTTAAGTTCCGTAATACCATTACGTTTACAGATATCAGTGCAAAGTTCGATAAGTGTTGCATACACTGCATCATTGATAGCAAATGGTGGTACATTATCATCGGCACATTCAATAGTAATGGCGCGATTGTCGTTCATATCACTTGAGGAACACCACGAACGATCGCTCTCATCAACGTATAGACCAACACGCCCGTCGGCACCTATGCCATAGTTAGAAGACATCTCACGTGCTGGATTTTCCATAATATCGCCTATGGTCTCTACAGAGGCCTGTCCAACGACATGATGAATGGTAATGGTATCAATCTTGTGATTCCTTGGACTATTCTTGTTAGGACTGAGTTTTGTGTATGTGACTAGTGAAGAATTACTCATGGTAATTTCATCCTTTCGTATTATACTTTTCTCGACGCGCTCGATTAATTGCTGATTGATCTGCTAACGTTTCTCGGCGTCCTTTTTTCTTTGGGGGTTGGTTCTTTATGTTACAAATTCGTACTAGAGTCAGAAGTTTATTAAGATGCCATTTCTGACACTCAATTGGGATGGTCAAGGCAATCATCCAATAGTAAATTAGTTCAGCTGTAATGGCTTCGCTACTTTTTGACTTGCTTTTTGTATCAGCAAACCATGTAGCAGTCATTGGCGCATTAACATACTCTTCAACTTGCTTAAACACAATATCTGGAAGGTTAGAGTATACCTCTGGTCGAACGTTTTGGGTGATTGTCATACATCTTATATAGTCGATTGTCTCTTCTGTAGATTTTATGTTGCCAAGGAATGGTTTACACCATTTTGACTCCCATTTTGAAAGAGAAACAAGAGAGTGTTCAAGCTGTAGAGACTCTTGCTTAATTGTGATAAACTCCGATTTGGAGTCATCAAATAATTCTCTTTTTGGTATCTCTAGTTGTAACACTCTCTCGTCTCCTCTCTTACGAAATTGCTAATTAGAGACTTATTTGATATCAGGAATAACACCATTAACAAAGGTTGCAGCAGCAACTGGATCAGATACAAGTTCTACAATAAGATCACTATATGCCTCTGTCTGTAGAAAACCATCAGTTATCTCTTTTGATTTTACGAATCGTTTTCCATCGAGACTCTTCTCACCATAGGACTTGAGAATTATCATCTTAAACATGTCGAAGATCTGTGGGGTACTCTGAGATGCGACAATCTGCTCAAGCAACTTTTTCATGCCGCCAGCAACACTAAACTCCATCTCAGTAAGTTCACCCTTAGTAAGATTGAAATAAAAATCTTCTGTTCTTTCAACGTTTTCATAATCGGTATAGGTCATCGTTTTCTTAAGCATAGTTTTCTCCTTTCAAGAGAAAAAGGTAGGGGCTCCCGTATTTCAGAGAGCCCCATAACTTCAGGTTTAAGCTTACGCGGTGTGGAAGTCCTTGACAACGGGCGCGAGTGCCTGTCCGTAAATGTCCACAACACCACCAACAGTAACGAGGTACAGGGTGAGTGCTGTCAAGTCAGCAGTAGGATTGAACGTGAGAATCTTACCAGCGGTATCCCAGGTCTTAGCCCCTGCAACAATTCCACCAAGTTCATCAGTCACAACAATATCTTCCTGATCAATCTTGTTGTTGAACGTGATAACAACATTGGCATTGACGGCAATAGCAACTGCACCATCAGCAGGAACGATCGTCGATAGAGCAATAGCATCAGGAGCAGGAACGTCAAACATTGCCTTCACTTCATCAGGAAGTGGCATACGAGGAGCAGTTCCAGCCGTACCATACAGAATGTCTTCGAATGTTGCGAGAGTAGTAGGATCAACCTTTGTTGAATCAATCTCAATTGAAGCTGCAGGTTTAAATCCTGTTACAGGCGCAGGAGTAGTCGTAACTTCCCAGGAGAATGTAATGGCTTCAGGAGCATCATTAACTGTGGCAAAGGCCTTCTCAGAAGGAGCAGCCATAGCACCATAGATAAGATGAAGTTTGTAACCATAATCGGCAGCATCAATGTCATTGCCAAGCAAAGTTTTGTAGCAAAGACCAAATGCTTTTCTTTTCTGTTGACCAACTTTTACGCCAGTCGCAAGTGCTCCAGAACCATCACACTCACCGAACTCGTCAGGATAAGTGAAGGCTTCAATTGTGGCGCCAAACTCTTCGGCCGAAATCAGATTCAGATATTTAATATTGTCGGCATACAAGGGTGTGGCTTCTGCACCACTGGGACTCTCTGTAACAGCCGTGAGACCATTCCAAGCGATACCCAAGGGATACAGACCAAGCGAACTCTGCGGATAGAGAACACCATTACTGACACCGGTCTCATAAAATCTCTTACCGTTTTCATCCCATACAAGTTTCATATAAATTTTTCCTCCTTAGTAATATTTGATAAATACATCAT